TGATTTAGATGGAAGTACTTTTGACAACATGCACAGGTGGGCTTTAGTACCCAAAGACAAGAGTTCTGTTGCCAATTGGTACAAATTCAACAAGGCATGTTTGCGAGATAGAGCAATTATGCCGGTGATTAACCTGGTCAAACATTTAGCAACCCAAGAAAATGCGCAAATTGCATTTGTGACTTCTCGCGGTGAAGACGTTCGTGAGGAAACAAAGCGACAAATATATAAGCATTTTGCCGGTTACGGATCTCGCTTAAAAATGCGTCCAATGGATGATAATAGATGCACAGTTGATTATAAGCGTGATGTTTTAGAAGAACTCAAAGACGAGTTCAATGAGTGGTCCATCATCATAGATGATCATCCAGGTATTGTTGAAATGGTTAAAAAGGATTTTCCACAACTCAATTGTATGTTGGTGCCAAGTTACGATTGTACGATTCGATATGCGCACCTTTAACAACGCATGTTCATTTGGTCCTCAAACATTAGAGGAAGCCAAACGGCTCAATTGGCAACGCATGGATTGCTTACTAAAAGAAAAGCTAAAGAAAGAGTTAGATAGAACAAAAATAATTAAATGGTTTGAAAAGCAAGATAGCGAATGGCGAGAGTACAGACGCAAAACGTTTAACCAACAACTTAATCAAAGGCGGTGTTAGTTCATGGGAAAGCATATTGAAGATATCCATCAAGAAGTTGTGATCAACTGGTCGAGGCATGTTCGATTACCTAAGGCTGATCATATTGAAGAACAAGCGAAAGTGTTTGATTACCTTTATGCCATTCCTAATGGTGGTAAAAGAGGTAAATTTGAAGCTGCCAGATTAAAACGTCAAGGCGTTAAAGCCGGAGTGTCAGACCTTCACCTTGCTTTGCCAATGGGTCGCTTTCACGGCCTTTATATTGAAATGAAAAAACCAATCGTTAAAGGTGAATCTAAACCGCAAGTATCAGCTTACCAAAGAGAGTGGTTAACTCGCGCCAGCAAAGCAGGGTATCAAGCGGTTGTTTGTTATGGCGCTGAACAGGCCAAAGAAATGATACTCAATTATATTTCTGAATATAGAGCTTGTGAGGTGGCAGCTTGATCCCAAGAGGCGGTACGATTTTAAAAGCAGCTAGAAAAGCTAGAGGCATGCAACAGGATGAAGTTGCATTGGCTCACGGAGTCTCCACCAAAACTATTGGAAGATGGGAGTCTCTAAAAACACCTGTCTCATTTGATGATGCCGTTTGGATCATTACAGATATTTTTAAAATGACACTATCTCAAGCAATGGAGTTAGCCACCAATGAGAACAATTAAAGATGTTCGTTTTGAATTGAAGCAGTGGGGTAACTTTTGGGCTCATCAGGAAGTAGGGCAAGGCTATGCGAGTAAATCAAATATACAGGCCATTAAGGAAACCTTAGATGTTGGTTGCGCCAGCACGAGTGATTTGCACTTATTTAGTCATAGATCTGAGAGTATTTATGTACCACCGCACATTGCGAGAATCGATAGTGATCTAGAGCGTTTAAGTCATGAATGCAGAACTGCTATTCGTCAGCGTTATGTGAACAGAGGTCAGATATTGTATTTTGCTGATAAAGAGACGTTTTTGTTCTGGATCCGAAAGGCTGAGAGAGAGCTACTTTAATAAGTCAGAGGGGAGTTATGAAAAAAGAAGAACTATGGGAAATATACGTTACCAAAAACCCAAAGTTTGCTACTGAAGGAGCAAACTTAACTGCGAATGGTTTAAAGAAATTGTTCGAACAGGTTTGGGAGCATGCATATAAGTCCGGCGTTAGTTCGGGCGTTGCTTCCGTCAACTATTTGGATAAAACTAAGCAAACTGACGGTCACAGAAAGTTTGCAAGTATTCTAGATGATGTTTTTAAGCGTTAATCTAATATGGCAGAGCAAATTGCGAACTTCGTCTTATTTTGTTTGGCAGTTGTTGTTGTTCCAGTGATTGTCGGACGAATATTTACTGGCTCAGATCAAGGTCCGATGGTCAATGATATTGAAGCATGCTGGATCAGGGGTTTTCTTGTTCTGCTCTTTACTTCTGTTGTGTGCGTTGTAGTTTGGGCTGTGATCATTAAATTTAATTAATACTATAAGTAGGGTTTTGGACAATGAAAAAAAGAAAAGGTATTTTCTCTATTGTTGCTGAGCATGTTTGCAATCAAGAATGGTTTGTCACCAGAATTATGGGGATGTGCTGCATTGTCAGGGCTGAGCATCTAGTGATGTATAACAGGGTCGAGTATCACGCATATTCAAACCTGTTTGATGAAGTTGCAGAGGGGGAAGTAGTCCCTTATTACGAGATCCAATTTAGTGATGATGGCTCAATAAAAGCCGTCAAAGGAAATAATTCTTTTTAAGTAGACTTACTTGTTTTGGGTGAGAAAGGCAGAGAGAGTTATTGTGAGGAATGACGAGTCAGATACTGATAAGGCTTGGAGTCGAGTAGTAAGACAGTTTGTTATAGGGTTGCTCGTATCATATAGTTTGATTATCCTGTTGGTATTTATTTTAAGTAAATCTGCATAAGTTTAAATGTCCATGAATTTCTTAACGGAAACACTGAAAGCAATTAAAGATTCTCAGCACTCTGTGGATGATATAGTTTTTATTGGCTCAGAACTTTCAGGGCATCAATGCACCTGGTCAGAGTTTGAAAAGCTAGCTAATAGAGAATATACCCTTGAAGTAGGAGCAAAGCGGGTAGCACAAGATTTAATTATTGTGTTTTCTGATGACTTGAAGATGTGGCGTGCAGAATACGATGGCTCTGAATGGTGGGAGTATTCAGCCCCATTTGTCTTGCCAAAAAATAGACGCCCTATAACAGAGTTATTTTCCAATTATGCAGGATTAGAAGACCTGAGAGACATTAACGAAAAATAGTATTATTTAAGGCGCTTTGTTAACTATATTTATCTTCAAGGCTTTCTAGTTTCCGATCCAGATCTTTTAAAGCATCAGAAAATTGTTTGTTTTGCGAACCTAACTTTGAATTAAAAGATCCAACTTCAATAGGTTTTGCTTTTTGGGATGCGTGAGTAGTGAATATCGATTTTAAATACAGTTGAATCGGTAATATTTGATTTGAGAACTCCCATTCGTTTTTTACAACAATTCGGTCAAGCTTGTGAAGTTGATCATTAAGATCGTCAATTGAGTTTTCCAAAGCAGTCTTTGCTTTATTATAATCATTTTCAGAAACTAGGGTTGTGGTGGTATACGTGAAGGCGACAACACTAAAGTCCATATGTGCAACCTGGACGCTTCTTGCAAGCACCATGCATTCCCAAATTATGGCCATATGTTTGCCATGTTGAATCTGTTTCTTCCAAGTTTGTATTCCGAATACAGCTGCACCTGACGCGATAAATGCAGCAGTGCTACCAATAAAACTACCGATACTTGCTAATGCACCTAAGTGATCATTTAGCGTGTTGACATCTGATGACGTTGATATTACAAGTGTTACAACTCCAAAAATACCAAAACAAACAGATATCAAGAATATTAAAAGCAGAATAAAGTGATTCATGGATTAGTTCCTTTTTGTTGTGTCATCCGTGTTTTAGGAGGGAAGCCGCGTTAGCGAATTCTAACGCGGCGAAAGCTAGTTATATTATTTTCATTAATTAGGCAGTTGCTGCCATATTTATATGTTTTGCTTCATAGGCATTCGCCTTTGCTTCCAAGTTAAAAAGAGTTTCTGGATCCATTCCGTAAACGGAATACAACCTAGAGGCCATACTTGTAGTAAGGCTTCCGCCATCTAGAAATCTCTTTACGGTTGACGGGCTAACTTCTAACTTCTTAGCCGCTTGTGTTGGGTTGTCACCAATGGAGCTTATTTTCGCTCCAACATATTTACAGGCTCTTTCCGGAGGAGCCATTATGTGGCTCAAAGCCTCTACTCCTACAGTTGCCTTATTACTCATATTTAATTCTCCAAGTTCCTATATTGTTTAAATTAAGGTATCAAAAGATACCCGTGAAATATTAATGAATTTTATAAAAAATGTGCTGTCATTGAAGCCGTAATAACTATGAGTTAAAGTAAGGTGGTAGGCTCCACGTTAAAACCTACCGTCCTTCATTCTAATCGTAAGCTTTGAAAGTTAGGATGGCTTCATTTTCGTTATTGACAATTATGTTAATGCACGCGGTAACGTGCTGGTAATTGTCTTTAACGAAAATGTTATAATCTTCGCCTTCTCCATCACTTATCACATCGTCTGGTAGTATCGACTTTAGAGCTTCTATACTTGGCGCAGCTTCAATTGCAAAAACATACTTCATTAGTTCGGCTTGTGAGCTGCTCGACAATGCTTCCAAAATTACGATTGATTCGTTGATGATTACTATCTTCATTACAAACCCTCATAATTAGCACTTTCTCATGAAAGCAATTTAACTATAGTATAAATTTGCGTGTGGCGCAATGCTTTTTGCGCAATACGCAAAATAATTTGTTTTTGATTTAGGTGTTGGACAGATTTGTCCTTTTTTTGACGTCAAAAAAGTGTATAGTTTAGCTAATCTTGTTAGAACCTCGCCCAAAAAAGCGGGGTTTTTTTATGCCTGTTATTTGAGGGTAAGAAAATGTAATGGATGAACTATCAATTTTAACCACAGCCATACTATTTAAGATCTTAACAGCTTCATTAGCTTGTTTTGGTGTTTGGCTGGTTACTCGTATCTTAGATAAAATAGGCAGGATCAACTTTGCAGAAGTTATATCTGAAGCTAGCGCTGAATTTAAAGTTATTTATTTTTGCGTTCGCCTTATTGCCTACAGTTATATATTCGCAACCGTCTTTACATACGGATAGATACGACAAGTATTTTAAGTCCTCGGCGTCCAGATGGATGCCTGGTATTAGTTATAAATGGTTAAAAGCTCAATGTTGGCAAGAGTCACGTTTTAAGCGTTACGCTGTATCGCCAGCAGGAGCGAAAGGCTTTTGTCAGTTCATGCCTAAGACGGCTGATGAAGTCGCGATTGCACTAAAGAGTTTTCCTTCACCTTTTAATATCAAATGGTCAATTGAGGCAGCTGCTTACTATGACGGCAGAATGCTTCGGTTTTGGAAAACAAAACGACCATTACAGGACAAAATCAATTTAGCACTGGCGAGTTATAACGCTGGAGCTGGCAATATAGCCAAGGCTCAGAAGCGTTGTGATATGGCAGTGTTGTATGAAGATATTATTCGTTGTTTGCCACAAATAACAAAGCATCATTCAAAAGAGACTATCGATTATGTTTTCAGGATTGGCCAGTATTACAAATCTCTTTAAGTTTCTGGTTGTCACATCTGTATTGATATTCATTGTTTATAAATATATCAGCCTTAGCAGCGAGATAGAGACGCTAACCGAACTCAATGAATCTCTATTAATTGCCAACACTGCTTATGAGTCGGCTAATGAAGCACAGGTCTTAACAATTGAAGAACTCCGCTTGCATATAGAGCACCAAGACAAAATAGCATTAGAACGGTCAGCAGTAGAGCAGCAAGTTGTTAAGGAAACTCAGATGGCAAAGCAAGACTTAACTGATGTAGTGAAGGAATTTGAAGATGAAGACGATCATAATTACATTAATGATCTTGTGCCAGCTGACATTATTCGGGTGCTCAACGAAGCCGCCCAAAGTGATTACAAAGACCACCGTAGTCAAAGAATATCCGCCAGCGTTGCTACTGCGGCCTTGCACGATCCCATTGTTCACTGGGACTACGAACAAAGACTTAATCGAATACATTTTTGATATGTACGCAGAGATAAAACTCTGTGATAAAGATAAAACCCTTTTAAGAGAATGGAAACAGGCCAAGCAGAATGAGCAGTAATAAATCCGATACTAACAACGTCAACGTGTTCGAGAAGATTGCGCTTACTGTTTTGTCTTTGGTTATCGTCTATGGAATTCAATCATACACAGCTAATACTCAAGCAAATAGTCTTCAGTATGCTCGTATTGAGGAGCGATTAGTTAGTCAGTCAGCAATATTGTTAAAGATGCAAAAGGATGACGATGAAGCCGCGGAATGGAGAAGGAACATGATTGAGCGTGTTGTTGCCTTGGAAAAGATGCAGCTGCTAATTGAGCAAGATATTGAGCGGTTAGATAAGTAGTTATGGAAAACGTTACCGAGCGCGTACATATTGGTTTAGATAACGATAATGTTAGTCACATTGTTACTGATAATCCAGCTGACACTGACTTCATCGACAATGATGTATCTGAAATGGTCCTTGTGCTAAATGGTACTGAATACAAGGCATCAGAAGGTTACTTTAAGTACTTTAACGGTGGTCGTATTGAATGGAAGCTTGAAGATATAGGTCTAGTTGGTTTTCATCAGGTTGAATTGTTAAAGGTGATTGATCCTGACCACCCTAAAGGTCAGCCATTGGTAAGCTTCGAGACTCCGTACACTTTGGCGTTCAACTTTGTCTAATGCCTAAGAAACAAGCATGTCGAAAGGTTGGTTGTCCAACTTCTCACAGTAATAGCGAAGGTTATTGTGATAAACATATTCATTTAGCTGGTTGGGGCAAAAACCAAAGAGATAATGGTAATCGTCATATGCGTGGTTACGGTTATCGATGGGAAAAGAAGCGCAAAGAAATTTTAGAACGTGATGAATTCCTTTGTCAGCAATGCAAGCGTGAAGGTATTTTCACAGACGCTACTCATGTTGACCACATAAAAGCGAAAGCTAATGGTGGTAGTGATGAAAGTAGCAATTTGCAGTCATTGTGTGCCCCTTGTCATAGGAAAAAAACTGCTAAAGAGCGCCTATAGGGGGCGGGTCAAAAGTCTACAGCTTTTTGCGAACAGTACCGCCGCCCAGTGTAATTTTTGAGATTGTCAAAACTAAAAAGTTTTTTTCAGGGGCTTTTTAGTGAATTTTGTATACAAAGAACTTTGTCGTTTTTTCATTGTAGCGCTGTACTCTAGAGCGCTCGCACCAAATTAATCGCTAAATAATTTTTTCATTATTTACCATTTTTGACTCAGACGAAAACGGGGTTTTTCTGTACGTGTTTATAGTTTTTCGGAGGGTAAATGGCTCGACCAAGAAAGTCAGACGCCGCCAAAAAAGAGGCTGGTACTTATAGAAAAGACCGGAAACAAGCTGAGTTAAAAACTGTTGAAGGTGGTTTGAAGTCAAGTGACTTTGTATTCAGAACAGCTAATTCAACTTATAACCTCTTGGTAAGCATTGCAGAAGAAACTGGTGTTTCGTCGAAGCAATTTTGTATTTCACTCCGTATGCTTGCTGTCAATTTACATCATTGGGCTAAGTTGGTTCGGATCGTAGATAAAAGTGGGTTTACGTACAAAACGACTAGCACTAGTGGTGATGAAATTAAAAAATCTGATCCCGATGCTGAGCAAATGGACAAAGCATTTAAAAGAGTGATGGTTGGTTTGAAAGCTCATGGTTGGGACCCAGCCAGTGCGGCAAGTGTAGCTAAAGATGAAAGCGACAGTAAGAACAAATTATTCGACGCGCTAGCATCGCTTATGGGTGGTGGCGAATTAGAAGATGAATTCAAGTGATGATCTTTCTCGCTACCAAACTGCTATAGAACAAAACGCGACAGTTGATGATGCTATTCAATATGCTCGTGATGTAGTCGAGTCGAAAATAGTTGCTGGCAAGTTACTTGTTAAAGCTTGTCAAAGATTTCTCAACGATCTTGAGCACGGTGAAAAACGAGGAATAAAATTTAGTAGAAACAAAGCTGTTAGAGCTTTGAATTTCTTTCCTGTTTTTTGTTGTCACATAAAAGGTGAGTTAAAAGGACAGCCAATAGTCTTAGAGCCTTGGCAAGCTTTTATTGTTGTACAAACTTTTGGTTTCTTCAAAAAGAATAAGAAAGGAAAGTGGGTTCGTCGATTTCGATGGATTTATATCGAGGTCGCTCGAAAGAACGGTAAGTCTACTCTTATATCAGGCATAGCTTTATACATGCTTGCTTTTGACGGAGAGGGTGGAGCAGAAGTTTGGTGTGCGGCGGTTGATAAAGATCAGGCCAAGATAGTTTGGGATGCTGCGGCAGCAATGATTGAGCTTTCACCAGCTCTTCGTGAAATCTTAAAAATTACACGTTCGAAAAACTTAGTCGAATTACCGTCCAACTATTCTAAGTTTCAGCCGCTTTCGCGTGACACGAAGAAAATGGATGGCTTAAACGTTCATTGTGGAATACTGGATGAGGTACATGCTCATCCGACACGTGAAGTCTTTGACCTTGTTAAAGATGGTATGTCTTCAAGGCTTCAGCCTTTGCTCGCAATGATCACAACTGCCGGTGTTAATAAACAAGGTATTTGTTACGAGCAAAGAAAGTATGTTGCAGATGTCCTAAGTGATGAAAGTGACACTGAAAATGATGCGTATCTAGGTGTCGTTTTTGCTCTTGATGAAGATGATGATCCTTATGACGAAGAGGCTTGGCCGAAAGCCAATCCTTGTTTAGGGGTTTCAAAAGATCTAGATGCCTTAGAGCAAAACGCAGAGCTCGCAAAGGTTTCTGGCGCTGCTCGCATCAACTTTCTCATTAAGGACTTAAACCGCTGGGTTGATGGTGGTATTAGATGGATTGAAATCGCTAAGTGGCGAGCATGCCAAGGTGATTTTCCGCCTGAAGTATATGATTTGCCGTGTTGGCTCGGTGTCGATTTATCGATCAAAGGTGACGTAACAGCACTTGTAAAATTGTTTCGTGGTGATGGTGTGTGGTATGTCGAAACAGAATTCTACTACCCTAAAGAATCCCTAGCATTCTTGCCTGATGAGCACAAACCACTCTTTAAAAAATGGGCTGATGAAGGGCATCTAAACATCATGCCTGGTTACATGATTGATTTAGACAAAATCGAAGAGCGAATAGTGGAGTTATATAGCTCGCTCAATATTATCGAGGTTTGTGTTGACCCTTGGAAAGCTCATCAGCTTAACTTTAGATTGGCCCAACAAGATATTGATGCACTCGAAGTAGGCCAAACTGTTAAGAACTTTACAGAAGTTATAGAAACAATTGATGGCTTTATTGATAGTAAGTTGATTGTACATGATGGGAATCCTGTCATGGATTGGATGATGGGAAATATTGAAGTGTCCATTGACCGAAATGATAACGTTTTTCCTAGAAAAGCCAACGACGATAGAAACAACAAAATTGATGGTGGTACAGCATTGTTTACTGCTGGCCATCGAGCATTTATTGGTGGCGGCGAAGTCACTGAAGAACCGGAGATAGTCCTGCTTTGAATTTTAAATTTTGGCAAAAAAATAAGGACGAATCTACGGAGGTCGTTGAGCGCATTGAACCAGTTGTTAACTCGGTTGAATTGCCAGTATCAGCGGGATTTGAAGGTAGTGAGTTATATAACTTATTAACTAATGGCGCTAGTAGTGCGGCTGGTAAAGTAGTAAATGCAGATTCTGCTATGGCTGTATCCGCTTACTATGCTTGTGTGCAGCTTTTAGCTGGGTCAGTGGCCTCTTTACCTCTACCTATTTATAAGAAAAACGAATTAGGCGAACGAGAAAAAATAACTCATAAGCTTTCGACTTTATTAAATTTAAGGCCTTGTCCACAGTTCTCAGCTGCTGTTTTCTGGGAGTACATGATTAAAAGCATCATGTTGTCTGGTGACGGTTTTGCCTTAATCGAAAGAACACGTAACGGCGATATTGTAAACCTGATACCGGTAGATCCAAGTACTATTTACGTTCAGCAAGTAGACAATGAATTGCGCTATTTCGTTTTTCCTGAAGACAAGGATATTGAAGCATTTGGTGTTCATTCTGACGACATGCTGCATTTTCCAGGTCTAGGTTTTAATGGTCGACGTAGTCTTAGTCCAATCAAGTATTACGCAAAAGAAGCTTTAGGTTTATCAATGGCGGCAGAAGAGTTTACTGCTAGCTTCTTTTCTAATGGAGCAAGACCCGATTTCGCTCTAACTGCAGATAAAAAGTTAACCACTGATCAAGCGGAAACTTTAAGGAAAACTTGGGCTGCTCGTCATACAGGAACAACAAACGCTCATTTACCCGCTGTATTGTCAGGTGGCTTAGATATAAAACAACTAACGATGTCTTCAGTTGACTCTCAGTTACTGGAAGGCAGACGTTTTCAAGTGGAGGAAGTGGCTCGAATTTGTGGCGTTCCTGCACACATGATTGGCGAAACAACAAAGACTAGCTCTTGGGGCTCTGGTGTAGAGCATATGAGTATTGGCTTTGTTAAGTATGCGCTAAGGCATCATCTTACTCGAATTGAGCAAGAACTGAAGCATAAGCTATTCCCAAGAGTGAAGACCTTTTGTGAGTTTAATGTTGAAGGTTTGTTAAGAGGTGATTCGAAAACACGTTCAGAATATTACAAAGCTGCTTTAGGTGGTAGTGGTGGTCCAGGTTGGATGACCATAAACGAAGTTAGAAAGTTAGAAAATTTACCATCTCTTCCTGATGGTGACACAATTACTCAGTGGACAATGTCAAATGAAAAACAAACTAATACAACTTCTGAATGACAATAGTCGTTCTAAAAAAGATTTCCGTATTGAAAACATGGATGGAGACGAAGCAACTGTCTATATTTATGACGCTATCGGAGATTGGTACGGTATTGCGGCAGAAGACTTTGTTCGTGATTTTAATGCCATCACTGCTAGTACAATTCATATCCGAATAAACTCACCTGGTGGTGATGTTTTTGAGGCTAGAGCTATACAGACAGCCATACGTCAACACAAATCTCATACTATTGCACATATTGATGGTTTAGCGGCTTCAGCTGCCACAGGAATTGCAGAAGCTGCGAATGAGGTAGAGATATCCCCAGGTAGCTTTTTCATGATCCACAATTCGTGGACGTTAGCTATTGGTAATTCAATCGAGCTTCGTGATACAGCAGAAATGCTGGATAAGGTTGATGCTTCTATCTTGGCTGATTATGAAAAGAAAACAGGTAAGTCAGCGGATGAAATTAAAGAATGGATGAATGCAGAAACATGGTTTGATGCTACAGAAGCTGTAGAACATGGTTTTTGTGATCGATTGGCAGACGATGCTAATGAAAGCACTGAAAATCGTTGGAATTTATCAGCGTACTCAAATACACCAAAAGCTTTAAAGGAAAAACCAAAAGCCAAACAACCATCAGAGCCAAAGTTTGATAGAGAACTTAATGAGCGCCGTATGGAAATGTTAAATATTATTGGGTAGCGGGTTCCTGCTACTTACTTCAACTAGACCGCCTAATGGCGGTTTTTTTATACCTATAGGAAAGTGAATATGAGCATTCAAGCTTTGCGGGAACAACGTGCCAACGCCGCTAAACAGTTACGCACACTTGTCGACAATAGTAAGGACAAGCAATGGACTGAAGACAATCAAAAGGAATATGACAGCATTGTTGCCAATATCGAAAGTATTGATCAAAACATTGACCGTCAGCAAAAGGTATTAGATATCGACGCTGCAAATAATGAAAAAATCAATCGTCGTGCGGAAGGTGAAAACATTTCAACTGATGAAGCTGCAACAAAGAACGAAAAAGAAAAAGCTATTTTCAATAGCTGGCTATCGGGCGGTGTTAACGCATTAACTCAAGAGCAACAACAATATGTTGCACAACGAGCTCGTGAAGTTCGTAACACGATGAGTACCGGTACTGGTTCTGAAGGTGGATTCTTGGTGCCAAATGAGTTTAGTGCTCAATTACTGCAGTCGCTTAAAGAATTTGGTGGTATGCGCAGTGTAGCTCAAGTTATTCAAACTTCGAGTGGCGCAACAATGGATTTCCCAACTACTGACGCTACAACTGAAGAAGGTGAAGTTGTAGGTGAAAACGCTTCAGTATCCAATGAAGACGCTACATTTGGAACCAAGCCTTTATCGGTGCAAAAATTTAGCTCAAAAACAATTGCAGTACCATTTGAGTTACTAACTGATTCAACGATTGATCTATCTTCTCATATTAATGAGCGCCTTACGCAGCGTCTAGGACGTATTACTAATAGATTGTTTACCGTTGGTACTGGCGTAGGTCAGCCAACTGGTATTATTACTGCCGCTTCAGCTGGCAAGATTGGAGCTTCTGGTTCAACTGATAGCGTAGGTCATGATGACTTAATCGATCTAATACATAGTGTCGATCCTGCATATCGAAGCGGTAATTGTGGTTTTATGTTCCATGACACTACATTACGCGAACTTAAGAAGTTAAAAGATAGTCAAGGACGTCCGTTATGGTTGGCTGGCTTATCTTCTTCTGATCCTGACACGATTAACAATTACGCATATACCATCAATCAACACATGGCAACAATGGCAGCTAATGCGAAGTCAATTGCTTTTGGTGATTTGTCTCGTTATGTGATCCGTGATGTATCGCAAGTTATGTTATTCCGTATGACTGACTCTAAATACACGGAAAAAGGTCAAGTTGGCTTCTTAGCGTTTATGCGTTCTGGCGGTAACTTGATGGATGTTGGCGGTGCAGTTAAGTACTACCAAAATAGCGCTTCTTAATAAAGATAGCGTCCGTTATAGGTTGTAATAAAAAGCCCTCTAGCAGGGCTTTTGGGTTAATCTGAAAGGAGTTGTTGGCATGGCTGGCAGAAAAAAAACACAATCAAAAGCTGCTGAAGAAGCAGTTGAAACTGAAGAAGCAGTTGAAACTGAAGAAGTAGTTGAAACTGAAGAAGTAGCTGAAACTGAAGAAGTAGCTGAAACTGAAGAAGCAGTTGAAACTGAAGAAGTAGCTGAAACTGAAGAAGCAGTTGAAACTGAAGAAGTAGCTGAAACTGAAGAAGCAGTTGAAACTGAAGAAGTAGCTGAAACTGAAGAAGAAAAGTATGTTCTTT